CGTCGCCGCTGCCGCCTCAGATATTTTTAAGTATTCTTTCTCAGCCTCTAACCACGCCGCGACCATCTTCAGATGGCTGAAGAATAATCGAATTGCTGCCTGGATGTTCTTCACCTGGGGATGGTATTGCATGATGTTTATCAACGGTTCCACCGCGCTCCCAATGGCCCCGACAGCCCTGCTGATCAATTCGGCCAGGTTGGCTATCGGCTCGTCCACCTGTGCCGCGAAGCTTGCCGCTTCCTCTTTGAATATGGTCAAGAATTCTGCCAATGCCCCGAAGAACAAGGTGCTGGCAGCCCGTGCTTGAGCCGGGGTAATGGTAAACTTTACCACATCGAGCAAGGGCTGGATGGCCTGGCCCAGGCTGCCAACTGTGTCGCCGATCAACTTGGCCGTCGCTGCGCCTTGTTCGCTCACTGCTGCGGAGAATAGCCCTGCTTGGCGATCGAACTCCACAAGGAACTGCTGAAGGTTCGTAAAGAACAAGGTGATCCCGCTCGCCAACGCCGCCTGATCAGGCGCATAATCTGCCAGGGATGCCAGGTCAGCAGCCGCGCCGGCGAACATACTGACCAACCCTGTGGCAATCTCGGCCCATTTTATCTTGAGTTCATCCACGAAGTTGCCGGCCTCGTCAAATTTGCCAGAGATGTCCAAATGGGTCAAGATGGCATTGGCTACGTCTTCCAACTGATTTACCAGGTTGCTGATGGCATCCTCGCTGATTTGGAGCTCTCCCTCGAACGCGGCGATTTTCTCTACGTCATCGACGACCCCCGCCAACGTACTCACTAGCCCGGCCTCGAACTCCAGCCAGGCCGCCTTCAGCGCATCGAGCGGCTGCCCCGCAAGGTCGAACCCGGCAGATACTTCGCCGATGTTCTCGCGGATCAGTTGGGCAGTAGTCCGTAGAGCACCCATCACGCTCTGGATGATCTCGCCCGACACCGAGATAGGACCCTCCAAGCCTGCCAGCTTCTGGATGTCATCGACGACCCCCGCCAACGTGCTGACCAACCCGGCCTCGAACTCCAGCCAGGCCGCCTTCAGCGCATCGAGCGGCTGCCCCGCAAGGTCGAACCCGGCAGATACTTCGCCGATGTTCTCACGGATCAGTTGGGCAGTAGTCCGTAGAGCACCCATCACGCTCTGGATGATGTCTCCAGATACTCTTACCGGGGCCTCCAACCCGGCTAACTTCTCCAAGTCGTCTATGACGCCCACCACCGTAGACAGGAGTTTGGCCTCGAACTCCAGCCAGGCAACCTTCAATTCGTCGGTGGCACGTTGCGCATCCGTCCAATACCCACTCACGTCCGGAATCCAACGCAAGATAGTGCTGGTTGTATCATTCAGCGCGTTGATCAGCAGCGCAATCTGATTGCCAGATGCCCGCGCAGGAGCCTCCAACCCGGCTAACTTCTCCAAGTCGTCTATGACGCCCACCACCAGGCCAATCAACTCTGCCCCAAGCTTCATCCACTGTACTTGTGCCTCACTGACGCCATCTCCGCCGCCAATAGCCGAGGTCAACTTGGAGACTACTTCTTTGATGTCGGCCACCAAGACGTCGACGATGCCGGGCATGATGCCCTGGTACTTGTTGACCTCAGCAAAGGCCGTGGCCGCCTCGCCAACTACTTCCACCACACCCTTCACGGCATCGGCCCAGCTCATCATGTGACCCCAAACGGTGTCCTTGCGTTCGCCTGCCCACCCCCACAGGTCGAGCAGTTCTTCGCGCACCTTAATCAGCACATACTTCACATCATCCAGGACGCTATCAAGAGCACTCCTCATGGGTGAAGTATAATCCTGTATCTTTGTAAACGCATCTGCTGCTTGGCCGATGGCCTGGAGAACCTTTACTGCCGAATCGGCGATCAAGCCAGCCCCCTCCACCCCTTCCTTACCAATGGCTTCGTAGGCGATGTATAGTTGTTTCACAGCCGCCTCGATATCCATGCGGAGTGCCTCCATCGCCGCTGCCAAGCCTGCCGGGGGTTTGTACTTAGCCACCTGCTCGAAAACTTCCATCGCGGTCACGAAAGCATCAGCAATGTCCGTCGTCACATCTGCCAACGTCGCGGTGGCGGACTCTTTCACCGCGCTGCCGGCGCTGGCCACGGAACCGCTATAATCTCGTGCCCATTGCGAGTAATCAGGCACATCGGGCAACTGCGGACCGGCGGCTATAAGCGCCTCGATTTCCCCCATCAACCTGTCCATCTCCGCTTGCGCCGCCGACAGGTCGGCCTCCGCGCCCTTCCTCAAGGCATCGTAAGACGCGCCCAGGTTGGCCAGCGCATCCACTTGCAACTGGGCCCCTGCCACGACGCCCTTCGCTGTCAGCGACGCCAAGTTCAGGCTGGTCTTCTGCCACTGCGCTACTGCCTGCGTCTCGGTTTCCAAGGCCAGGATCTTGGCCTTGCTCTGCGCAAACCACAAGTCTAATTCCTTGGCAAAATACTGGGCTTGCTCCGCCAACCTCTGCTGGTGGGCGTGCTCCTGCATTAGTTGCTGAATTTGCCAATGCCACTCGGCCCACGCCTTCTGCGTCTCGTAATTGTAGTCCAGCATGGCGAGTTCTTCGTCGAGCTTCTTCTGAACCTCGCCCGCACGCTCAACAAGACCTGCAGCGGTCAGGGCCGAGATGTCGGCCTGGGCTTTGGCTATCGCTTCCGCTCGGCTCCGCTGATAATTGATTTCCGCCTCTACTATGCCAATCTGATGTTGAAGTGCATTCTGCTCGACCTGGTTCATCCAACCGGCCTGGGCGTCCGCCATCGCCTGCCCGTATCTGGAGACGATGTCATTCATCGTTGCAAAAGCCTGCTCGGTGGCAGCAGCCATCTCTTGTTGGCGGGCAATGATGTCCCCGATGTTTGTCTGGTAGGCCTGCCCCCAAAACGCGACCTCGTCCGAAAGGTCATACCAAGCCACTCCCATGTCAGCCAGCGCTTCGCCCATCGTTACGGCCCCCTCTTCTGTAGAGGCAACCATCTTGTATGTGCTGGCTGTCACATTCTCCGCGAGAAGAGACCACAACTCCTGTCCTGTCGAAACGGCCTTCCCTGCCGATGTTTCTATTACGGAAGCGAAACCCTCCGTTGCGTTCCCGGCATCCTCCACCTGATAAGTGTAATCAATAAGCCCTTCTGTCATTACAGCCAGGCCGCGTTTCATTCCGTCTGCAGCCGCTTCAACAGTGCCTTGATGGGCTTCCCACTCCTGACGAGATTGGCCCACTTCATCCCTGGCACGTGCCAGCCCAGAGGTCACTTCGTCCATCCCTATCGCGACGTTTTGGAATTCCGCCGCGAATTGGCCGGTCTCTTCGGCAGATTTGACAGCCGCGGCATGGTATTCCTCGTAGGATCCAGCAGTCTGCAGCGCAAGCTGTTCCGTGGCGGCAAATTCTTGATTGGCATCGTGGATTGACTTGACTACGAGTGCCAAGCCTGTGATAACCGCCACCGGCAACAACACCATTAGGGCGGCCTGCGCCACCGTTGCGGCACCAGTCATTATCCCCAGCTTGATAATGACCAACTCAATGGCAGGAACCAAACCAGAGAGAGCAGATCCAACCGTCTGGGTAGCGACGAACAGCTTGCTGATGACAACCAGAGCTGGCCCTATGGCTGCAGCCAGCAGGCCAACCTTCACGGTCAGTTCTGTCGTGGCCGGCGGCAGGGTGGCCAGCACCGTGAACCACTTCGTCAACTGCTGGATGATGTCCGTGATCGCTGGCAGCAAGACCCCGCCGAGTTGGATGCTGAATACCTCCATCTCACTGCGCAGCTTGGTCATCTGGTAGGCGACCGACTGGTGCCGAACGGCACGCATTGCCTCATGCTCGCCCACGCCCTCAGATGCCTTAGATATCAAATCGAGAGCAGCCGCAAACTCCTCGCCGCCGGATCTGCCAAGGGCAAAGGCTGCTTTTGATCCACGGATTTCGTTGATCAGCACAGTCAGCTTTGCCGCACTGCCGCCAGTTTGCTCATAGAGTTTTCGCATCACCCCTTCCAGGCCCAGGGCCTGGAGAGCAGCCTCGCCGGAGGCATAGCCCCATCCCTCCAATACTGCCTGAAATTCCTCGCTCGGCTTGAGAATCTGCAGGATCAGTGACCGCAAAGAAGTAGCGGCCTCCGCCGCACTGTACCCCGCTTTAGACATAGTCATCAGAGCCGCAGCGATGGTCTCGAACGGGACATTGGCCGCCGCCGCCGTGCCCAGGGCGTCGCCAATGTTGGCCGTCAACTCGTCGAAGGTCAGGGCACTGTTGTTGACTGCCGTGAATAGCACATCAGAGACGTGGCGCACCTGGTCGGCCTGCATCCCGTAAGCCTGCAGGGTAGCGGTCAGGGCACGGGTAGTGGTCTCCGTATCGGTCATGGCATTGCCGGCGGCGTCCACGGCCACCCGCAGGATGATCATGGCATCCTTGGCATCGTAGCCTGTGGCTACGATGCCCTGCAAGGCGTAGGCCACCTGTTCCGACGTTTGAGAGGTGGTAGTGGAGAAGTCCAGTACCACATCCTTCAGGGTATTAAAGGCGTCCGCATTACTGCTGAGGGTTTGGTTTACCCACTCGCCGGACCTGCCTTGTGCCTGCGCGTAGGCTTCAACCATGCCGCGCACGTCCTCCGCCGTCTGGCCGGTCAACTTCAGCACGGAGTTGACGGCAAACATGGCCTTGTCGAAGTCCACTGCTGTCTTCACCGCCGCTGTGCCGATGCCGACCAACGGCAAAGTGACGCCCATCGTCAGCGTCGAGCCGATCTTGCCGATGGACGCTGCCGTGCGATTGAGCGCACTCTCTGCATCGCTCAATCCTTTTTCCAGGCCAGACGTGTCCGCCCCGATGGAGGCGAACAACCGGGCGATTTCAGTTCCCGTAGCCACGTTTCCTCGTCAATTAGATTCTGGCGCGTTGATAGAACAGGGCGGACGAGATTGCCCCGCCCGCCCCCGTCATTTCTTCTTGCGCAAAGTTCTCTGGGCCTCCGCCCACTCCAGAACCTGCTCCATGGGCCAGTTTGGGTGGCGTGATCGAACGTCGGCGATCCGACCTTTCAGATCGTAGTACGCCTGCCACTGCACGAACTCAAGATTGGACACGGTGCGACGGAGCTCTGCCCTGGTTTTTCCTAAGTTTTCGGCCAGGACAAACTCTAGGTAGAGTCTTCCGTCTCGGAGGAGTTTTTTGCCGTCTCCTCTACGGCTTCCTCGCCAAGCCCGGAGATGCGGGTGAACACCTTCGTGATCCGCAGAAGCGGCGCCGACGACTTCTCCAGCAGAGCGGCGTGGTCTGCCTCGGTGAACAGGGGCTGGCCATCCTCGCCCCTTATCCCCCTGGTGAGCGCCCACAGGTTCATCTTCTCCACGTCGCGCTCCGCCCCGGCGCCGATCTCCTTGATGGCCTGATGCGCTTCGCCCAGGGTCAAGCCTCGCACGAGTACAGCGCACCCTTCCCCCCACTCCGGGCATGGCACGACCTCCTCCGGGATGTCCCTGGCCGCGAGGATCTCCTCGCGGGTCAGGATTCTCAGGCTCTTCGTGTCTTTTCCCATTGCTCATTACCTCCGCTCATCGTGATGTTGTCTGATATTACGTGTAGGTTGTGTCAACCGGCACCGCGCTGTAGGTGAAGCCGACGTTGACTTCCACCACGTCCTCGTAGGGATGGGACTCCGCCCGGCTCTCGACGTAGGCTGTGGCGACGTAATGGCGCGGCTTTGTGCTGGCTGTGCCCTCTGGAGCCCACTCCAGCGTGCCACTGGTGCCCGGCACGACCCGACCCCACCAGGCCGTGCCCGTCGCACCGGTCTGCCCGAGGCCCGTGAAAGTCGCACTGCCATCCTTCTGGCCGGTCAACTTCTCCTTGTAGGCATCATCGCCCGCACTGGCGTCGATGATGGTGATGTTCTCATCGACGTCGAAAGAGCGAAAGTCAGCCTCCAGTTGATTGCCACCGAACAGCACCACCAGGTCTTTTCCTGAATACCTCGACATTTTCGTTACCTCCTTAGGTTTTGGCTTTGCCCCGCTCTCTATACAAAAAGCGGAGGCATCGAATAGGTGCGCACCTCCGCTTGCTCTCCTCCGCTTTTGGGTATTCCCCCTGGTCAGGATAGGCGCGGAGGGTTCCTATCTTTTCGCTCCGTCAAGCTAGGCCAGGGGGTACTTTCACTTTGACTTTAATAAGCGCAGATTGATTAAACCATACATCGTTCTTGTTACACGCGATCTTCACCCTTCCACCACGGACTTCTAGCAATGTCATCAGGTAAGCCCTCTGCTCCAAATGGCGAGATCGGGCGCCCCACGCTTCTGCAGGCGGCGTCTACGAAACTAATGCAGGTCTCGGCGGGGATGAGAGATAACTTTTGCCACCGTGTCGGCCCCAGCAACAGATCTTTCAGGATACGCCATACAATGGTCAGCCAGTAATGTAAGGCATACCACTTCCCTTCTGCCCCCTGGCAATACCCAAGCAGCCGCTCGAATTCGAGAGCGGTCAACGGCTCCCTGGGCACCCACCAAGCGTGCTCCTCGGCCAGGTCGGGGCCTTCTTGGAAAGGATGGCCCTGGATGCCACGGATATTAGATTCATACGTGTAGACTGGCTCACCATCCCCCCACATCACTAGCAGGATGTGATTCCAGTCGTATCCGAGACGCCGAACTAGCTTGCCCAGGAAACCTCCGTAGCTTGTGGCTACCTTGAATTCTCTCATCCATTCTCCCTATGACGCCGAGGCCCTGATCCTGTAGTATGCCCCTGCGTGCCAGTAATCCTTGCCAGCCTCGTCTAACTCGTGGAAGCGGATCAATCCCTCCCTGGCCGTCCAGAATTGGTTCGTCCAGCCGGAGACTGTCAGTGTGCCCCCGTGCAGGCAGGCGTCTATCAGGTCAGCGATCTCGCCCGCGTGCTTCATGCTGGTCTCCGAAACCCCGATTACTCCGTACACTGTACTGAACGACCTGGTGGGCGTCAGATTCTCCTCGCCGCCGCCGGAGTAGAAGCAGCGAATTGCTGGCAGGCTAATCCCCTGGGGGATCACGAGGTTGTATATCTTCGCGCTGCCCAATTTCGCCACGATGGCACTGTCTGCCGCCAGCTTGGCGTAGAGACCGACCTCTACCGCGTTCAAGGCTGCCCTCCCGTGGTACCGGGGAATCGATAGGGATACGAAACTGGCGCATCGCCATCCCACAGATTGCCACGTGGAGCAAACGGATGAGGATTGATCGTCATCGTGAATTGGCCGGGCCCGATTCCGAAATGCGCCATCAGCCGATCCAGATTGCGCGAAAGTTCCCTGACTTCATCGAGTATCTTCTCCAGCAGTACGCGGTCTTCCTCGTTCATTTCTACTGATTCTCCTTGCTGACCAATCAATCAAGCATGTCAAAAACCGTCTTCAGATCCCTAATCAACTCTGGCTTCTCCTCTTCCAGCGCCGGGTACAAGTGAGGCCGGGGACTCATGAACCTTGTCCCCAATTCCAGAAAGAAGCCGTTCAATGCCGCTCTCCAAAAAACTCAAAGTTTCACAAACTCCGCCTTGATCCCCTTTGGCAAGTTAGGGCGCTCATCGTCTAGGGCTGGCAGCAAAAACGGATGCGGTGACATGAGCCTAGTCCCCAATTCTTGGAAGAAACCATAGTATGCCCCGGGGTCCCCCACCGCGTAGGTTATAATCCACTCCAACTCACCTACCCTGAGTTTATCAATTGATGCCCTAAGACGACCGGTGTCCACGGGGCAATATCGCTTAGCCCCCACCTTTACCCGTTCCGCTGAGGCTTCTACCTGGCGTTCGACCATAGACCTCGCGTTCTTCTGCAACCACTTCAGTTTCTTCGTGTCAAGTGTTACCGTTGTTATTTTCTGCCATTGTGCTGCGGTAGGCATTATTACCTCAATCTCCACAAACTCCGCCTAATGTCACCCCCCAGTTCTTAGGCATTTACTCCTCCGATGGTTCAAACACCATGATCTCCACACCGAGATCACTTCTCATTGAGACGTTGAGCAAGCAATCGCTGCCATCCATCTCGAAGTACAGCCGCACAACCTTGTCACGCTGCGCGTCTATCACCACGCGCCGCACACTCGTTGCCCCTTCTCGACTGATGACGCCTATCTCAGCCAGATGCTGAATGAAGTCGTAACCGATCAAATCAGGCATCATCCGCTCCTATTTCCGTCGCTGGA